GGATTCCAGTGAAGGGTGTGTCGGTTTTTACCCGTCACAAACTTTTAACGTCGAACTTGACAGGAGAGATCAGGTGAAAGTAACCCGCAGACTTCTCCTAGACTCCCTCATGGCGTGGTCAAAACACTTCACCGAAATAACGGTTGCCGCTGTTGCCGGTAATCACGGGGAAAACAGGGCTGACGGCAAATCGTTCACTACCCTGCACGACAATGATGACCTTGCAATCGTTGAAATGGTGGAGGAGATCCTTCACGCTAACCCTGACACGTTCGGCCACATAAAGTTCCTATACCCAAGGGACGCATTAACCTTGACCCTTGAGTCTGCCGGATGGATTCTAGGGCTTACTCACGGTCATGTTGCCCGGTCAGGTGCAACACCTGAAATGAAACTTAAAACGTGGTGGCAGAAACAGGCAGGGGGGAAGCAACCGATTGGGGACGCTGACGTTCTTGTCTCAGGTCACTATCATCATTTGCGTTTAGCGGATTGGGGCGGGTGCGTGTGGATTCAAGCCCCCGCGATGGATGGTGGTTCGGATTGGTGGAAACTTTCTAGCGGTGAAGTGTCGGAAGCGGGAATGGTGACGTTTGCCATGTATCCTGATACTCGTGTCACAGACTTCCAAGTCCTCTAGCGCAATGCTCCCAGAGGACATAGCCGCTTACGCCGCTTCCCTTGTGAACGGTGATCGGCAAAACGATTACGGTCACCCGCTGGACAACCTTGACCGTGCTGCACAAATATGGTCGGTGATCCTTGACACGACTGTGAGTGCTGAGCAAGTCTCCTTGTGCATGGTGGGAATGAAAATTGCTAGGCAAGTCCACAAACCAAAAGCCGATACGGTCGTTGACATTATTGGTTACGCATTGACCTTGCACATGGTTGAGGTGGAACGTGCCCGGCGTGGCCTTTGTAACGACTGATTTTAATAACAACATTCAGCCACCGGAACCGAACGGGTGCGCGTGGTATCGAATGGTTTTACCTGCCCGTGAGTTAGAAGAACTCGGCTTGGAGACAGTTGTTGGGCAGCCACGGCTCGCAACTGACTACGGGGTAGGGGTGGCGTACAAAGATGGAATGTTGACCGGGTATGACGCGACGGTCACGAAACTAATTATGCACAAGGCTTTCCCTGACATGATCCCGCTTATGAGGGCGAGGGGGGAGCGTGTGATTGTGGATGTGGATGATTTTCATTACGGGCTGGAGCCAAGCAACATCGCTTACCATTCCACGCACCCGCACACTGACCCTGACTCCAACCGGATGTGGTACGAGATTGGGATAAGGGCCGCCGACAGGGTGATTGTTTCGACTGAGTTCCTTGCCGATCATTACTCGCGTCGGGTACGGGACGTGAGGTTGGTTCGGAATAGTATTGACGTTGACCGTTACACACCTATGGTTCAAAATGGTGAAGCCGTTTTTGGTTGGGTAGGTGGGACGTTGTGGAGATCCGGGGACATTGAGTTGTTGAAAGAATGGCTGCCAGAGTTTAGTAAGGATCACGGGGTGCGGGTGCATCATGCGGGTCACATTTCTGGGGACGGGAAACATTTCGGTGTCCGTGCTGGATTGAAAAAGGTGTCTACCCAAAACATGACTTCGATAGTGGAGTACCCAAAACTTTTCACGGAGTTCAATGTGGGGATGGTTCCGTTGACGATGAATCCGTTTAATGAAGCAAAATCTTTTCTGAAGGGACTGGAGTACGCCGCATCGGGTATCCCGTTTATTGCTTCGCCTACACGCGAGTACGAGTTGTTGCATGAAGCGGGTGTTGGGCGGCTCGCTGAGACACCGGATGAGTGGCGTGACCATGCGACGGAACTTCTTAACACGGATGTTCGGGCAGGTGAAGCGAACCGGCAGCGGCTTATTGTTGAGTCACTGTTTAACATTAAAGGAAAGGGCAACGAATGGGCTACCGCGATTCTTGGCTAAAAAACATGGGGGATGTTGCTTGTCATTACGAGGACACAATTCTTGCGTTTGACAAGTACGCACCGACTGGCCCGGTACGAATGTTGTGTGATTCGGCGGCTCACATATGGGAGGACTCATTACCGGCAGGGTCTGTTGTGGACAAAGTTCCGCAGGGTGACAAGTATGACGTGATTGTTGGTTCGACGGGTTGGCCGTGGCTTGTTATTGGCGGGCTGATGTTTATTGAGAATCCTTCTGAGGAGATGACGATTAGCCTTGTGAGTGGTTTGTTGCGTGATGAGTATTCGTGGTTGCCGATTGAGGAGGTCAGTAACGTGCAGGTGTATCCGCATGTTCTTGTGGTGGAGAAACGGCATCCAAGGGTCATGGAGTACTTGAATGTTTTGACGGGTGTGGGGGATGATTCTGATTTGATCGGGTCGGGTGCTAAAAGGCTGGCTGTTTAGAAACGTGTTGGTATTTAACAACTTTTTGGGGGTTTGTTTCCTTACCCTACCCCGGTGATTAGTGACTAGGGGGTCATGTTATGCTGGGATTATTGAGGCAAGGGGCTTCAAGAAAAGGGGTTCACATGAACGTCAAAAAAGATTACTTCTACAACGGTTCATACAAGTCATTTCGTGGCCTGCGAGCCGCAGCGATTAAGGCGCAAGCAAACGGTCGCTATCAAGTAATGTTTATTACGGGCCAGTATCTAGAGAACGTCCGTCGGGAAAGCCTGTTTACGAGAGAGGAGATGATCTGAGATGAAGCGGCTTAGCCTGCCCCGGTGAATTGTTGCCGGGGGAGTAGTGCTACGCTGAGATTATTGAGGCAAGGGGCCTTCAATATGAAAGGGGAACAAAATGCCTTACAAGAGTGCTTGCCCAGAATGTAAAGCAGCGTCCGACGAGAATTGCGCGGTCGGTTGCGCGGCGAAGTATTACCGTTTCATTCTCACCTGCCTCGCGGGGAGTGAGTGACATGAAACCGGATCAGGTTCGTGAACTGTTGCTGTCAGGTAAGTCGGAGAGATCCAAGCAACGAGCCGTTGGGCCTTCTGAGATCGGTGGGTGCGCCCGCAAGGTGTGGCATCGGATCGACGGGACACCCGTAACTAATCCGGGCACGTTGTCTCTGGCAGCGAATCTGGGGACTGCGATCCATTCGTGGATTGAGGAGAAACTATCCGGGGACGCACGTTACCTTTTAGAAACTAAAGTGGAGCGCGACGGTATTTTTGGGCACGTTGATTGTTTTGATATTGAGCAGGGTGAAGTGATTGACTGGAAGACGTTGAAACTGTCGGGGGTTCCCTACTTCCCTTCTAAGCAACAACGCTGGCAGGTTCAGTTGTACGGGTGGCTGATGTCTCTGGGGCATGAAGTGAAGTCGGTGTGTCTTGTGGGGATTCCACGGGACGGGAACGACAACCAGATTGTTACGCACACGGAACCGTATGATGAGGCTGTGGCTGTGGAGGCTCTGGAGTGGCTTCACAATGTGCGTACATCGTGGGAGAAGCCTAAGCCAGAGAAGCCTAAAAAGTTTTGCAGAGACTATTGCGAGTTCTTCGATCCGACGGGGCTAACGGGATGCCCTTCTAAAGGCTGATTAAGGGGCCATACAGGGCTGTGGATACTTTCCCGGACTGGTTACACCTCACAGATCCCTAGACGTTGAAAACGCTCTTTAGCGTAGGCCGGTTTCGGGTGTAGAATTACGGGGAGCAACGTGTCCAACCGTGACCCGCCCCTGATCGTGGCCCCCGTGGTTCCTCTGGGTGTGGGTTGCCACGCCTAGAATGAGGTCAAGTTGAAGTACCTAGTCCACACAGGGATCTCGTACAACAAACTTTCTGCTGCACCCGGTGACATCGTGAGTGACATCCCGGTCAAAAGTGTTCCGTGGCTACTGGAGCAGGGGCACATTTCTGAGTCTGACCCTAAGCCTGCTAACCCGCTAAAAAGTGAGCCAAAGTCTCCCAGAGAAGGAGACAAATAATGCCAACATTTCGCCACGGTAAAAAGACCGCTGTTTTCATTAACGGTACAGACATGTCCCCGTTCCTAAACGAGGCCACTACCACTCAGTCAATCGAAACCGCTGAAACAACGACGTTCAGTTCAGACGATAAAACGTACATGACTGGCCTGTCGGACGGCACTATCTCCTCAAGCGGCCTGTTTGATTCTTCTGCTGGAGCCTCGGACGCTGTTCTTTCGGGAATGATCGCTACTGAAGATAACGCGGTAACGGTTTTCCCTGAAGGTAACGTTCTAGGTCGCAGGGCAATGATCGCTAACGGGCAACTAACTTCCTACGAGGTTTCATCTCCTGTTGGTGACGTGATTTCTATTAGTGCTGAGGTGCAAGCCGATGGGGGTTTGTATCACGGTATCGCTTTGACGGGCAGCGTTTCGGCTTCCGCTACCGCTGATGGGGCCTCCACCGACAACACGGATGCCACCTCAAACGGTCTTATTGCCAACGTTCACGTTACGGCGAACACTCGTGACGGGGCAAGTACCATAAAAATCCAACATTCCGTAGATGACTCTACGTTTGTTGATCTCATTACGTTCTCGTCCGTATCGGCAAGCGCAACAGTGGGCGAGAACCTGACAGCAAACGGAACCGTAAACCGTTATTTACGGGCGCAGCAAACGTTAGCCGGAACCACCGGGACAATCACATTCAATATCGCTTCGGCAAGGAGATAACACAATGCCAACTTTCAAGCACGGTAAAAACGCACAGTTCAGCCTAGATGGGCCTGCCGGTACTCTGGTCAACCTTTCTAATACTCTCAATGAAATCACGATGCCACGGGCAATCGAAACTGCTGAAACAACTGCTTTCGGTACACAAGACAAGACGTACATTACGGGTTTGTCTGACGCTACCATTTCGGTTTCGGGAATGTTTGATTCTACCGCTGACACAGCGATTAACGGATCTATCGCTAACCTGAAGTCGGGCTCTGTTTCTTCGATCTCGTTCGAGTATGGCCCGTCCGGTTCCGTAGCGTCTAACCCTAAGTTCACGGGTGAGGCACTTGTTACGTCTTATGAACTGTCTAGCCCTGTCGGTGACGTAGTGACTTACTCACTTGAACTTCAGGTCACTGGAGCAGTAACACAGGCAACGTTCAGTTAAGCCAAAAAATCCACGTCCCCTTGTGGGCCAACCAAAGGAAAAAGAAATGAATCTACGCGAAACAATCCTTAACACTGAGGATATTCCGTCCGAAGAATTAGAAGTAAAAGAGTGGAAAGTCACCCTTTTAATTAAAGGCATGACTGCCGGTGAACGGGTAAAACTTATGCAGTCGGCGTTTAATCAGGATAGCGGTCAAGTGAACATGGCTGCTGTTTATCCTGACGTAGTGGTTGCATGTGTTTATGACGTGGAATCCGGCGAGTCTGTGTTCAGCGAGTCCGACAAAGATGCCCTTATGGGTAAGTCAAGCGCAGCGATTGAAAGTATCGCTTCGGTTGGTTTACGCCTGTCGGGTATTGGTAAGGATGAGAAGGACGCGGCGGGAAAAGATTCCTCGTTAGCCCTGAAAGAAGATTCATCTTCGAGTTAGCGCAAAGACTAGGCAGGACGGTGGCTGAACTTCTGTATGGGAGTCCTAGTCACCGTCCCCTTTCCTCCAACGAATTTACGGAATGGGTTGCCTTAGAAAACTTGAGGATCTGGGAGCATGAGCAGGCAAGTAAGAAGCGGAGGTGATTAAATGGCAAGCATGGACGTAACCGCGAGGTTCCGTGCCGACGTTTCTGACATGAAAGCAAAAATGTCGGAGGTGCAAGGATCACTCAAAAAAACCGCTGAAGAAACTGCGATGTTACAAAACAAAATGCTTGCTACCGGCCAAACAATGACTCAAGTTGGCAAGAAAATGAGTCTTGCTGTGACTCTGCCTCTTGTTGGTTTAGGTGTTGCTGCCGTAAAAATGTCTATGGACTTTGACGGGGCAATGACAAAGATTACTTCGCTGGTTGGTATTGCTGCCGACGAGGTGGAGGGAATGAAAAAGTCTGTTCTTGAGTTGTCTGGGGAAACCGCTAAAAGCCCGAAGGAACTTGCTGACGCTTTGTTTGTTGTAACTTCAGCGGGTTTGCGGGGCAAGGAAGCCCTAGACGCTTTGGAGGCTTCTGCTAAAGCGGGTGCGGCCGGATTAGGTGAGACAGGCGATATTGCTCGCGCTGTTGCTGGATCTATGAATGCTTACGGTGCTGAAACTTTGAGTGCTGCCCGTGCGACAGACATTATTGTTGCGACGGCTCGCGCTGGTAACTTTGAAACTTCCCAGTTTGCTGCTGCCCTCGGTAGGGTGTTGCCGTTTGCTAAGCAGGCCGGGGCGAGCCTTGAGGAAGTTGGCGGTTCTGTTGCGTTGCTGACGCGAACTAACGGTGATGCGGCACAATCCATTACGCAGGTGTCGGCTTTGATGCGAGCGTTTGTTGTGCCTACGGAGGAGGCTAAGACAGCACTTGCGGCTGCGGGGCTTACCGCTTCTGACATGCGTGACCGGATTGGGAAAGACGGTTTGGCTAGTGCGTTGACTTTCTTGGATAAGACTCTTGGGGGGAACCGTGAGCAGTTAGGTAAGTTGCTTGGGTCTAGCGAGGCGGCTGGTGCGGCGTTCCAGATTCTTGATGCAGATTCTCAGACTCTCGCTGACACGTTCGGCGTAGTGACCGATTCTGTTGGGATGACTGATGAGGCTTTTGCTATTACAAGTCAGGGTAGCGGATTTAAGATGCAGCAGGCTATTACTCAAATCAAAAACTCTCTGATTGATTTCGGTGCGATTATTTCTCCGTTTGTTGTTGCTTTCGCTGGCGGGTTTGCGACCGTTGCCGGTGCGGTGAACTCTCTACCCGGCCCTATCAAAATGGTTGCTGTTGGTTTTGGTTTTCTGCTTGCGGCGGTTGGCCCGGTGTTGACTATTTTTGGTAAAGCAATAACTATTTTTGTGGCTATGAACGCTTCGCTTTTAGCACTTCAGGCTAAGTTTGTTACAGCCTTTGCTTCAATAAAAGCGACGTTGTTTGCTTTCACTATTCAGATTAAAGAAGCCATGATTATTGCTAAAACTCAGTTAGGTGCTTTAGCGTTGGGTGCTAGGGCTGCCAGCATTGTTGTTGTGACTAGCCTTCGGGCTATCGGGGTTGCTCTCAAGGGAATGCTGATTTCGTTTGGGCCGGTTGGTGTAGCACTTATAGCAGCCACTGTTGCTTTTGAAATCTTCAGTAATCGTTCGCAGGAAGCAAGCAAACGATTAGACGAGTTCAAGAATGCTATGAGTCAGACAGGTGACGCGGCTATTGTTGCTGCACTTGAATTAGTAATTGGAAAGATTCAGTCGCTAAATACAGTTCTCTCATTTACGAACGCTAGAACTGGTCAACAGTTACTAGACGAGTTGGGAATGTCCGTTGCCGATGTTGCTGTAAAAACTATTGGGGCAGAAGACGAATTTAATGAACTCGTTAAAACGCTTGATGCGGCAGGTATGGCAAACTCTGGACTAAAATTAAGTACAGACGAACTTGTCCGGTCAATTATGGATTCACGTTCGGCTTTCCTTGAGGCTAACGGT